GATTTGGCATACATTAACGGGTGACGATATAAGAGTATTAAATTATACATCTAGAACAGAAGGTGCTAATTATACACACGGACAAAGTTTAACGTCCGATAGATTTTTTTCGGGAAATCCTGTTTCCGCGGACTCCGCGATTCCCGTAGACGCCAGTGCCGCGGAATCCGGAGCCTTATCGACTGCCACTGGAGAGCCTTTACGTTCCGAACTAGTTAGAACAATTGTATGGATACCCGCTTTATCTTCTAATGTACATGAAAACATGACCTCTTTTGCGAATCTGTCCGAAAATGGATATCTTATGGCCGCGTCTCCTCAGCAGTCTGTAAAAATTAAGGTAACCTTTAAATCTAATTCTATTCCTGGATACATCGATTCTAGTTTTGCCTTTGTCGCCGCCAGCGGAACTGTAGAGGCAGTCACTGCCGCCAACGCAAAAAGTGGTTTGCTTACCTTGAATGGAGGTAATGGTGGCGTTCCGATGACGGGTTCCGGATTCCAGGGTAGTATAACGTATGGTGGTGTAGATATGACCCCTCTTCGTTATCCATTTAGGGTTATGATATTCGATCCTAGTGGCACAGCTAGGGCAGCAGTGACAACCGGTAACCAGGCCGGTGGAAGAGGTATTAGTGTACGCACCTCAATTTCTTCGGTAAGAATGTTTGCCAAACAAATTATGTTATGTAAAGAAGAAAGAGACCAAATTAGAAATATTCCTAACGGACTTCCATATAGAGTCAAAATGTCGCAATCTGTGAGAGCAGCTCTTCCTACTACAAATGAAGTTACAATAGATTTAGATTCTTTCTCTTTATACGCGTCTCATTTATTAATAAGTGTAGACATGTCAACTAATAGCATGGTTCGAGATGTAGAATTAAAACTTAATTCGTCTTCATTTTCTGGAGCTCTTCCGTTTTCACTTCTAACAAATAATATGGCAGAAGCTTTACACATTAATACACCGCCTTCTATAATCAATGGCCACTACGCCTTTAACAATAGAGTTACTTATTTCGACTCGACTCCAGATGCTAGCTTTGCGCCAACTGGAGAACACCCGATGTTGGTATTCCCATTGGCATCCACCGCGTATTCTGGTTCGGGAGTACCTCTGAACAGATTTGATAGTATCCGATTAACAATAAGATTTACTGGAACACCTACTGAGTTACCAACTTATGCGTTCTCAGGAAAAACTTCCGGAATAACTGTAACTTGTGTAGGAGAGACAACAGTTCTTTATAAGGGCGGAGCAGCAACTCTTGCTATGTATTAAAGCTCAAGATATTAAAATGAATCGAATAATTTTAAAATGTAATACGTATTAGTTTTAAAATTATTTTATTATATATATTTAAATTATGTCAGGAGCTGTTGCCGCGCATAATGCCTATAATGGGGTAGGAACTCAAGGACTTGCCACAACAAATAAAATAAACGATACCGGATATACAACTTCAGTTTTCTGGAATAAAAACGACACAACCAGACAATTATTACACGGTTCTTCGTATGTTGAAGTCTCGTCGTCTAATCCGAATGTCAAAAGAAACGATTTTGGAACGTCTAGAATTTTTACCCTTAACAACGATATAGACATACTATCAGATATTTTTCTTGATATAGATTTCGCACTCGATTTGTCGGCTACTCCAATATCCACCCTCGGAAATAATCACGGTTCAGCAAATTTCATGAGAATGTTAGATTTCGAAATGCAGCCATCTTTCGCTTATCAGGTAATCGATAGAGTAGAGTTTATGGTTGGTACTCAGATTTGGCATACATTAACGGGTGACGATATAAGAGTATTAAATTATACATCTAGAACAGAAGGTGCTAATTATACACACGGACAAAGTTTAACGTCCGAAAGATTTTTTTCGGGAATTCCTACAAGCGGAACGGGGGTTCCAGTAGACGCCAGTTCCCTGTCAATGGGACCCTTATCAACTCTCACAGGAGCGCCTTTACGTTCCGAAATAGTTAGAACAATTGTATGGATACCCGCTTTATCTTCTAATGTACATGAAAACATGACCTCCTTTGCGAACCTTTCCGAAAATGGATATCTTATGGCCGCGTCTCCTCAGCAGTCTGTAAAAATTAAGGTAACCTTTAAATCCAATGCTATTCCTGGATACATCGATTCTAGTTTTGCCTTTGTAGGGAGTGAAGAGTATCTCGACGAAGTCACCGGCGCAGCAACTACTTATCCGTTATTCACCCTTGAGTCTTTCTTCGGACCATTTGAAGGTGGAATGTATTTATTCGGTGGGGGGAACATTACCCCTATTCATTATCCATTCAAATGGATGATATTCGATCCTAGCGGAACATCTCGACAGCCCCTTGACACAAACGAGCAAGCTGACGGAAGAGGTATTAGTGTACGCACTTCAATTTCTTCGGTAAGAATGTTTGCCAAACAAATTATGTTATGTAAAGAAGAAAGAGACCAAATTAGAAATATTCCTAACGGACTTCCATATAGAGTCAAAATGTCGCAATCTGTGAGAGCAGCTCTTCCTACTACAAATGAAGTTACAATAGACTTAGATTCTTTCTCTTTATACGCGTCTCATTTATTAATAAGTGTAGACATGTCAACTAATAGAATTGTTCGAGATGTAGAATTAAAACTTAATAATTCTTCATTTTCTGGAGCTCTTCCGTTTTCACTTCTAACAAATAATATGGCAGAAGCTTTACACGTTAATACACCACCTTCTATAATCAATGGCCACGTATCCTTTAACAATAGAATTACTTATTTCGATTCTACCGCAATAGATGCTAGCATGGCATCAACTGGAGAACACCCGATGTTGGTATTCCCATTGGCATCCACCGCGTATTCTGGTTCGGGAGTACCTCTAAACAGGTTTGATAGTATCAGATTAACAATAAGATTTACTGGAACACCTACTTCGTTACCAATTTATGCGTTCTCAGGAAAAACTTCCGGAATAACTGTAACTTGTGTAGGAGAGACAACAGTTCTTTATAAGGGTGGAGCAGCAACTCTTGCTATGTATTAAAACTGAAGATATTAAAATGAATCGAATAATAATGTAGATAACAATTTATATAAAATTTTTACATCGAACTTATAAATTTCCAGTTTAATTCTTTACATATACATTTCCATATAGCGTCTTGTTCATACATTTTTTCCCGACTTTTAAGAAGAGGGAAATACTTTAAATATTCATTTTTTTCTAAAAGTTGAAAAAATTTATAAAGAGTATAAGAATAACTCAAAAAATTTTTTCTAGTTTTAGGGCAACATTTCTCAAAGGGTTTTTGAATTTCATTAAACATTTGTATCAATGTATTCTCTAATTCTTGGTTAATTGGAGTTCTTTTTTCGCCAGTAATTTTTGTAATTATATGTGGTATGTGTTCATAATACTTATTCAATTTTAATTTTTTTAAAAATTCTTTAATTTTTGCGTAAGTGATATCTTTTTTATCAGTAATCCTTTCTTTTTTAATCTCTGTTATTACACAATTAATAATTTCGTCTGGGATGCTGATATTTTCTCGGCCCTGAGTCTGAGAGATCCATTCTCTGAAGTGATTTGTTCTTTTATAACAGTATGGTTTAATATATTCATGAGTCTCAGAATGGTTCCATTCTTGCGTACTCGTAATATTGAAATTTTCTATATTACCACATGTATAACACACATTGACACCAACGGATGTATCACTTATTAATTTATTACCACATTCTTTACATTTAAAATAATAAGGGGATACGCTATAATTTGTATTTTCTTCTGGAAAACACGTCGATATATAATTTTTATATAAAGATTCTTTATCATTTTTTGAATCTAACTTTATATATTTTGCGATTTCACCCTTACATTCGCTAGATATATTTTGTTTTTCAGAGTTATCTATATTTTTAATAAAGTCTATAGCATTAAATAGATAGTCCACTAAATTCCTGTTAGATTCTATATTTTTAATTTTATCAGTTAGATTTTTTATTTCATCGATTTTACTCGAATCTTTTTTTAAACTTTCAAGTTCTTCTTTATAAAGTTTTAAATTTTTACATTCAGTTTCTATGTCATTTATTTTGCTTTCGTGTCTGGCTATAATTGACGATCTAACATCTGTATGAATTTGTTTTTTAGAAACTTTAAAAGTTGACATTTATCTATTATAATCTTTTAAATTTTTTTTTAAACGGTTTTAATTTAATAATTTAAAAGATTATAATAGATAAATGTCAATAATCAAATTTTCCAATATATTTAAATTAAAAAATTTAAGAAATATTGCTAAATTTTATAGAATTAAATTTGTTTCAAAATTAAATAAGACTACTCTTATTAATTTATTAAATAAACACAACGCGGCCAAAATAATCCAACGCAATTTTAGAAATAAACTTTTTCTATCTAAAGAATGTCCGATATGTAACGATATATTAATTTATCCATTTGTTTCCTTTAAAATTAACGATAAATTTTTTTATTATGATTTTAAAACTATAGTAACTTATTTTTCAAAAACTGGGGATTTTAGAGATCCGTGTACTAGACACATAATACCAGACCGTAAAATTTGTAAAATAAACGACCTTATTAATTATTATTACGGAAATAGATCCAATAAAATTTTGATATCTAAAAATATGGTTAAAAATGCCGAATTTAACATAATTACATATTGTATTTACGATTTAATACAAGAACTTGAATCAGTAAAAACGCTATCTTTGAATAATACATACGAAAATATTTTACCAAGGTTTGTATATTATATTAATTATTTAATAAGAAGATACCCAGTTGAAGAAATATCTATTGTTTTAAAAGCTTGTAAAGCATCTGTTAAAAACGCTACTTTATTAGATTATTTAAAACTTGTTGAAACAAAAATTGCTGAAAATATTGATATATAAAGAAAACTATTATATACTACTGTGAAAATGGGGTGCTTAATTTGCGACCCAAAATGTAAATATGAAAATTGTATTTGCGGAGAAAAATTTTGTAGTTTTGACTATATACTTAAAAATTTTACCGATTTTAACGCCCTAAATGAAAGTAAATTTACACTTATAAAACCATGGAGTATATCAACAATAACTGCCATTTGTAATTTTAATAGCAAAATAGACGTTAAAAAGTATACAGATGTATACGGACAAGACTGTCTTAAAAAACAATTTTATAATTGTTTACATTTTTACATGGGGGTAAAATACCAATCTAAGACTAAGATTTCTGTTAAAATTTTTTCTAATGGAAAAATACAAATGGCTGGAGTGTTAAACGTTACCGCGATAGCATATGCTATTCGAAAAATATTTAAGCGTTTATCTAAAATACAAGCCTTAGAAAAAGATTCCTTTATATCTGGAGTAAAAATATGTATGATTAACTCAGATTTTAAGATTAATAAAACAATTAAACAGAACACTTTATGTAAGCGTTTTGACGAAAAGAATTTATCTTATATCAAGAGGTATTCTTTTAATCCTAACAAATACCCGGCTATTAATCTCAAAATAGACAATACAGAATGTATTTCTGTAGGCACGTGTTTAATTTTTAGGTCTGGCAGTGTAATCATTACAGGGGGGAACGACGTTAGCGAATACCTAGACGTTTATAAAAAAATAATTAAATTATTTGAAGAAAATTACGAAGATATATTAGTCTGAATCTTCATTTTCTATTATTTTTTCTAGGTTAGTTTTCTTACCGGATTTTTCTTTATTTTGTATGTATTCATGAGGCTGATCTTCTGGTTGATCTTCGTCAGAATTGTCTTCATGCGGCTTATCTTCTGGTTGATCTTCGTCAGAATTGTCTTCATTAGATTTTTTTGGTTTTGGAATTACATTCTTTAGTAAAACTCCTGTCAAGAATTTATCTAAAGTATCTAATTTTTGATTAGAAATGTTTACTTTGTTGTTTAATTTATAAAATAGATAAAATAATATTAAACAAATACATAAAAGTATTAAAAAATAAATTAGATAGTTGTTTAATTCTTCCATATTTTAATACTTCAAAATATTTTATTAAACTTTTTAAAACGAGAATTACTCCGGATCGTCAATTAAGTTCTCATCGCTTGCAATGTCAAGTCCCACTACAAAAGAGCATCGTTTTAACATTATTCCCGATTTTTGCGGATATTCCCGAGTTCCTTGCGAAACCACTTTTACTCCATTGTTAGTAAAAGTTGCCATATAGTAATCTTTAGTAAACTGTTCTCTAGGCAAATTATTTTCACGGCAGTGATCATTGAATGCTTGTGAAAATATTTTCAAAGGAATATACAATTTTTTATCGAAGATCACATTACCCGATTTTAAGAAATTCTGCAAAGAATTTGTGGTTTGCTCCATATCTTCCTTATTTTCATGAAAATATTTAGGAAGAATATTCCAAATACCGCGCTTTCCGTATGTTTCTAGAGCAGAGTGATAACCTTTGACACACAATTTTAATATAAAAGGAATTTCTCTAGATAATTTTTTATCAATTTCAGTATCTGTAACTTGTACCTTTTTCCAGAAATTAATAACCGCTGTTCTTCTAGAAACACTTTCCGAATTATTCTTATATCTCATTATTTTATTACCTCCCATTGTCATCGGTACTTTCCAATCGATTGTCTCGTCGTTTTTATATTTTTCAGAATACGTGTTTCTACCACCTTCTACGAGTAATTGCCAATCTGTTTGTTCCATTTTAAAATTTTCAGCAATTTCGGGAGCTATAACCATAAACTTATTTACATGAGGTTTAATACCGTATTTGGCATCGATATTATTTGATATGATACCAACGTCTTCCTCTTCATAAAATTTTTGTAAAATTTTCATTAAAATAGTGCTTTTACCGGCACCTGCTTGACCAAGTAAATAAAGAAGAACTTGCCAGTTGTCTAATTCACCAATATCGAAACACATTCTTCCCATAAAAATACACAACCATTTTTGAATTTCTTCCGGAAATTCTTGATAATCTAAAACGCTTTTAAATGTTGGACAATGATCCATAATTTTAAACCAGTCCTCGTATTCGTCGAAGTTATCAAATGTGGTGTCGTGAAATTTACAAGCAACTGTATAACTAGAAATATATGGATGGGACTGCCCATAAGGTACGAAAACATCTGTATATATAGGTGTATCACCCGGATCCGCAATATTATATTTAGTTATATAATTTCCATTTTTAAATGCGAAAAGGTGTCTATCTTTTACAAGTGCTGGTAATTCTGGACCAACGTATTCCATAAAATATTTTTCTGTGTTATTTATGTTGCTTATTCCGTTTGCTGTGGCATTTTTCCACTGATTAAAATTTGTTTTGTGGTCGCTTTGTTGATAAATATATTCTTTAATGCTACAGTGTTTTTTCCAAGCATGTGTATTATTTCCATTTTTAATAATTGGTTTGTAAAGATTTGCTCCATATTTTGTAAATCCTTCCTCTGGGATTTTTTCCAAAAAATAAAGCAAATACATTTGGTAAGATGTTTTTTTAGAATCGTCTGTAAACCTGTTAAATTTAAATAACATATGTGGATCTTCATTTGAAAGTGGATTATGAGATTCTTCTGTAGTTTTATAAAGAAGATAAATATCTCTAATGAGTCTTTCGCTATAAAAAATAACTTCATAAATT